CTGTTGCCGAAGTAGAAAATACCATATAACTATTGCTGCCCACTCCGCTTGGAGTTTCTAGCGTTAGTTGACCATAGTTGGTTCCTTTGATGGACGCAGCTTTCCACAAGCTGCCGCCAGCACTTCCCCATAAATCCAAAGTAGATGTGGCGCCCAACAGGCTGTTAGGGACAAGAGCGATTGTTGGGTTAGCCGAGGAAATAGTAACAATTCCATAAGTACCCGGCGAAGTAGTCCCAATGCCCAAGTTGCCATCACTAGTGAGGCGCATACGCTCGTTAGCGTCAATACCACCGCCAGCGTTGTCCCGTGTACCAAACACAAGGGCTGTATCTGGTGTTACGGATTCAGCAAGCGCGGCAACATAAGCGCTAACACCTGCAGTTGGCGTAGACGCATCGGATGAAAAAAACTGTAAAGCGCCGTTTGGTTGGCCTACTGCTTGGTTTGTATCTATATCCGTTATACGAATAAGAGTAGCACCGTATTGAGTAGTACCGTAGGTAGTTGCTGACGATGCAGCCGTTTGATACACGCTAACCGTGTACGTACCAACACCGCCTGTTCCTGTTCCAAGGGCAGTCACCCTAGTGTAAGGCTGGATATTTGCACCATATACCAAATCACCAACAGCAATGGTTCCGCTTGATACTGCGGTTACATCCATCGTTACCCCGGAAATGGATGCTGTTACTATCCAAGTAGTATTGTTATTACCAGCTATTTCTAGTTTAACAAGAGGGGATGTAGTACCAATACCAATATCACCAGTGCTATCAATACGCATACGCTCAGCGGGCGAGGATGCACCATCAGCGGTGGTGCTGAATACTAAGCGACCGGGCATGTCATTTGTGCCGGGGGTGCCGTCTACATTTGCGATGATGGACGCAGCAGGAACAAATGCAGTGCCATCATCAGCAACAAAATTTAAAATTCCAATTTGATCTGCGTTTGAAACAATTGAATATGTTCCAATAGTTGCAGAACGAGATTTTGCAATAGTTGTTGCAAAACCAGTAGCATTGGAACTCCAACGTGTATATGATGCTCCTGCACCCGGTGTGTGTAATTGAAAAGGAGGGGCAGTTCCAGAAACAGAGATAGATGAGGTAGTACCTAATATAGTTCGCCCAGAATTATCAATAACAAATGGGCTTGCATCGGGATTAGTTTCATCTTCAACCAACAACGCATTACCTGTGCCAAGCTGTGTGATACGCAAAGCGGCATTGGTGTTGTCGGTTACGCTGATGATGGCGTTGGCAGAGCCTGTGATGTTGGTGAAGCTGCCTGCTGCCGGGGTTGTAGCGCCTACGGTGCCGTTCAATGGGCCTGCGAAAGACAAGGCGGACACAGCTCGGCCCGCAGTCAGGTCTGACACCGCCACTTTAAAGTTCGCAGCCCCCTGTACGATTGGCAGTACTTCCGTTCCCGTCAGGGGCGTGCTTGCACTGGGTAGTGCTGAGATTTTGGTATCGGCCATGTCTTATGTCCTTGGTTTATGCGTGAGCAGCTTTGTAAGCGTCGAACTCAGCCTTCAGTTCCTTGATAGCGTTGACCAGCACAGCAATCATGGACTGGTCGTTGAAGTAGAGTTTGTCGGGATTGTCAGCATCAATGATGACGGGCGCATCACCCTCTAGGGCTAATACATCCTGAGCCTTGAAGCCGTAACGTACAGGGCCGTGGCCTTCCGTAGCATCGCGGTTTTCCTTGAAGCGGTAGGCGGTTGGCTGCAACTTGGACACAAAATCCAAGCCATGAGGTACATCTGCAAAATCGGTTTTGTCCCGAGCATCCGACACTACAGTCCAAGCAACCTGCACGTACGCATTGGTTACTGCTGTAGACCCCATAGAGATGTAGTTGCTCTGCGTGGTAATGTTGAATGCTGGGGCATTGGAGCCGGACGATGTGTATCCGCTAAAAGCTATATTGCCAGATCCGGTAGAGATATTCTCTCCCGCATAGTATCCAAGCGCGGTATTGTATTGCCCTGATGTAAGTGTAAGTGCGTTAGTTCCGATGGCGGTATTGGCGCCATTAGATAGCACCCCCCGAAGCGTATTTCTCCCAACGGCAACACAGTCCCCCGCAGTAGTAGCCCCATCCATTGAAAACGGCCCTATAGCCACGTTACGCGTGCCTGATGTAACATAAAGCGCCCTGTGCCCAATAGCGGTATTAAAGTTACCCGTAGTGCTGGCATACATCGCAAACGCGCCGATAGCGGTATTGTATGAGTCCGCTGACTGGGCTAATGCTGAGGCACCAAAAGCAGTGTTATTGAGACCAGTAGCTGGGTCGTTTTTCATCAACGCGTCTTTGCCAACAGCAGTATTATCTCCTGTGATGGTAGCGCCGGGGCCAACCTTTACGTAGTCAGAGCCATTCCAAGCTACATATGCTGACTCACCATTCCTAAGTGACACGCCCAGAGTTGAAATGCCCCTGACGGTTAATCGGTAGCCTCCCGTACAAGCATTATTGATGACGTATGTACGGCTTGAGATGGGGATAATTAGGGCGAGATCGGCCACCATCGCGCCGCTGATGTTTAGGATGGCGTACTGTGCAGTGGTTGAGCCAATGTTTGTTGCGGAGCTTGTGCCTGCGGTGTTTGTAAGAGTGCGGTTTGCATTAGTCATGGTGATGGCTAGGCCACCAGCAATGGCGATGTCCAAGTAGGATGTCAAGCCGTTGTCAACAACATCGCCCCAAGTGCCGGACTCGGTGCCGGTAGTGATGATGGGCAGGCTTAGTAGCGCGGTAGGTGTGATCGTCATGTGTTACCTCAATGTGTTAATTCCGTTGAGCTGCACTCGCGCACAGCGCTCTTCCTAGTTTATCCTAGTTCTCGTCAAACGCGGTAGGTATTAGCTCCCACCCCGCGTCTTGTGCGTCTGGCACTGTCCCCCAAGCGGGGGTCTGTGCGTTGGGTATTACGACCCAACCGGCGGTTTGTGTGTCGGCGATAGTTGTCCAGCCAGCAGTTTGGTCGTTGGGTATTTCCGCCCAGCCTGCATCTTGTGCGTCATCAATGATGTCCCAGTAGGACTTAACTACGCCAATAACGCCGACGCGTCCTGTAGCAACTACGCCGGATAGCAGTGCCGCTTGTACCGCAGCCAGATAACCTGCAGCGCCCTGAGCAGCTACACCCGTAATGGCAACCGTTACGTTGGAAACCGGGGTGCCTGCAAAACCATCAGCGTGAACTCCGCGCAGTGCGGGGGACTCCGCAATCATCTCATTAACTGCGCCTATTGCCAAGTCCGACGTGAGCGTGATCGCTTTGGTGTGGTTTACACCCCCTACGGCACCGTTGATGCTAGGAATTGGGCCTGTACCCGCTTCTTCCATGAGGTAACTGCCGTCTTCAAGCAGCAGGTACCCAACAGAACTGCCCCATATATCACTGCCCCACGCATTTGTGCCCCAGCCTGTGTTCTCCAGAACAAAGCGGCTGATACCGATGTCCACCGTTATGCTTGGGGTCATCTGCCCCACGGAGCCTGCCGTCTGTACGCCTGTCAGCGTTGGAGAGTAAACAACACTGCCAACGGAACCCGTAATTGCTGCTTGAACGCCGCCCCAAACATTTGCACTCCACGCACCTAATCCCCAGCTACCGGGAACTATAGAAACCGTCGTTGAGGGTACTACGCTACCTACGTTTGCTGCCGCTTCAACCCCTGTCAGGCCAAAGGAATAGCTTTGGACTACGCTGCCAACGGAACCGTTAATGCTTGGAATCGGGCCGGTACCGGCTTCTTCCATGAGGTAACTGCCGTCTTCTAGTAGCAAAAAGCCTGAGTCGTCTTCCAAAAGGAAGCGGCTGATACCGATAGTCACCGTGGTGCTTGGTGTCAGTCCACCTACCGCGCCAAGCTCTTGCACTCCCGTAATGAACTCAATGCGGTTGTAGATGATGGTGCCGGTCTGTCCATCCGCAGCAGTGCCTGTGCTGGCTACTTGTACCGCAACCCCGTTTGACCCAACTGCACCTGTGATGGATGGGCCGCTTGACCCCCAGACACCTGCGCCCCAAGCGCCGATACCCCATCCCGCATTGATTGAAACCTCTGTAGCAGGAGCTACAGTCCCCGTGCTTCCAGAAGACCCTACCCCGCTTAATGCTGCGGTTTTGTCAGGAGATACGGAGCTTGTGTTCCCGGTGGCAAAGACGCCTGTGCCATCTACTTGTACTGCAACTCCGTTTGCCCCAACTGCACCTGCAATCGCAGGGCTGGTAGACCCCCAGACACCTGCGCCCCAAGCACCGGCACCCCAGCTGGGAACTATAGATACTGTGATTGACGGGGTTAAGGTGCCTATACCGCCAGAAGCAGCTACACCTACTAAAAGTTCCGATGTATCTGCCGGGTTGGTTCCTGCGTTTCCGGTAGCGGATACACCCGTACCTGCAACTGTGGTGCTTGGAGTAGTGCTGCCAACAGCGCTGGTCTCGGATACGCTCGTGAGCGCTCTTGTTTGGGATTGCGCTACGCTACCAACTGCGCCGTTGATACTAGGGATTGGGCCGGTTCCGGCCTCTTCCATGAGGTAGCTTCCGTCCTCCAGAAGCAGGTATCCCGAGCCGTCCTCAAGCAGAAAACGACTGATGCCTATATCTACCGATATGGAGGCGGTAAGCGACCCGACTGCACCTGCAGCCGCGTTGCTGTTTAGTAAGGTGTACCCACCCCAACCGCTACTACCCCAAGTGTTTTCACCCCAATTAGCAGCCATGATTTATACAGCCTAGAGGCTGTCCACGTTTAAGTCGTGGCGAGGCGAAGCAGTGCCGAACTTGTAGTATTGGAAGGCATCGTCAGGGTAAACGTACCGGCAGTGATTGTCTGCGACCCAAAGGTATGGACACTTACCGCTACGTTGCTCTGCGTGGAGTTGTAGACCAACACAGCGTCAAATGCAGTAGCAATCGTAATGGTCGAGTACACAATACTGGCAGAAGGCGTCCAGTAAGCTACACCTGCAGTTGCTGAGGAATTAGTAGATGCTGGTACGGTGGCATTGGTAATGGTATTCCCACCTGCCGTATAGCCAGTACCGACCACTTCACCAGTGGTGCTATATGCCGTAGTAGCTGCGTCAATAGTTGCCGAGGCGTAGTACAGAGCTGCTTTGAAAGTGTCCGCAGTGGTTGCTGCGCGGATAGGAGCAACACCAAAGTTGTGCGTCCCGGTCAAAAGCTGCCTCATAAATGAGGTGGTCATCGCTTGCGTGTTTGCCATGAGGGGCTCCTAAATTTGTGCTGCTTCAGCAAACAGCGAGGGGGATTTTTTCAACGTAACATGTGCCGAGCGGTGGACAAGCTCGCCGTCCAACCAGTACTCAGTCCAAGTTGTGAACTCGTCTTCATTGTCAACAGAACCCTCTTGCTTCACAAGCAGCGAGTCGTCCATGTCACCTTTGGTGGTCGTAACAATCAATTTGAACTCCTGATAAGTGCGGTGGTTGAGGTGTTGGCAGGCATTGTAACCAGGAACGTAGTGGTCGAGGTCTTGTCAGTGCCGAAGTCAATGACCGCGATTGCTCGGTTAGCCTTGCTGGCGTTATAGATCAGTGCACAGCGTGCAGTCAAAGCTGCAGTCCAACTTGTGTTGGCCCAGTTAACGTAGGCGGTGTAGTCCGAGGAGCTGATGGCTACCCCAGTAAGCGTGTTGCCACCGGCTGTATACCCAGACGCTACAACTTCGCTAGAAGTCCCGTATACCGTAGTGGCCGCGCCGAGGTTAGCGTTAGCCGTGTACAAAGCCATCTTGATCGTGTCCGTAGACAAATCGTGGATGCCCTGATACAGCTCCTTCTTGAAGCTGGTGCACTGGGTTTGAACAATGCTCATTTGACTGCAACCCTCAGTTGGCCGCTGCGATAGGCATCCTGGCGCTCCATTCCGTCACCCAGGCGTTTAGCAAGAGCAAGTGCTTCCATGTACTTTTGGTTGTACAAGGCAACCATGTCTTGCTCACCCTTCATGTATGTGTAGGCCTCAACAAGAGAGCCGTACAAAAGCACCGAGTCAAAATTGTCACCAAGCCAAGTGGTCAGTGCGGTGGTGATTGACTCTGGGTAGTAGAAGTAGTGAAGCTCCGCGCCGTAGTTAGTATCCGGCGTAGGGCCAACAATGAACGACAGCTCTGTTGTTGGTACCGGCGGTGCGCCCGAAGTTGTTGGTCCAAACAACGCGTAGTACTTTGGCTTCCCTGTGCTCGTAGCGCTAGGGTATGCTTCCCGGATGAAGTTAACGTCTTTGTTGAGCAAAAAGGTGTAATCCCCGCCCCCTGCGGGGTACACCGCCAAGGAGTACGTTGCCAAGAAGTCCTCGGGGCATGACAGGTATTTGTTACTCGACCCTATGGTTCCAGTCACGTTCTTGCGAAGTGATGGGAACTGGATTGAGTTATAGATGCGCTGCTCTGCCTGCGAAATGAATGTGTTCATCGCAGATGTCGGAAACGTATTCTCCGTATAGTCGGAGACCGCAGTGACTAGCGCACTGTAGTTCATGCCATTGGACCCCTGGCCATCACGCCTTTAGTGGCCGCGCCAGTGCCGCGAATCTTGATTCCGGAAGTCTTGGTGGGTTCGTTGCCAGCAGACTTACTGATAGCGCCCACGGCCATGTCAATGTTTTCTGCCTTGCTAAGGTTGGGTCCTTTGCCGGGGTTGGCGGCAACAGTCACGTTCTTTCCGGACATGGTGTGCGGCTTGGCGTAAAGGCTGGCTGGGCCAACTTCTTTACCCATTCGTTTCATGCTTTGGGTTGCCATTATTTGCTCCCTTGATTTTTAACACGAGACATGCCACGACCAAACTTCATTCGGTCTTCGGTGGTAGGACCACCTTTTTTGAGCTTCAAGGTTGTGCCCTTGCCGCCCTTGTGTTCTTGTGCGTCGTGTTGCTTGAACGCCTTTTTAATCATGGCCTTGTCCTGGGACTTGTCCATCTTCATGTCTTCTTTGTTGTCGCTCTTGGCCATGATTTACTCCTATGAAACCGTTACTGTTACCGTTCCAACGCTTGTTGTTGCCACCAAGTAGTTGGGTGTTAAAACTGCATCAAAAAAACTAGCGCCACCAATTGGTGCCCAGCCCCACTGAACATCCCTGGATCCACCGGTTGTGAACCCTTGGTTGTTAAGTCCAGCCGTAACGTAAGTCGTGTCCGGCCTGGGCTGGTAAACCGCCTGGGGATCGTTGACTGGATACATGCCTAACTGCAGCTGTGGCTGATCTGGATCCCAGCACTCTTCGCAAACTTTCAGTTGGTAAAGTTTAGTCTTTATGACCTCAATTTTCAACTGCTTGAGCTTGTACCGTTGGCCGCACCTATCACACTCGGCAATCGAGTATTTGCCTGATGCGTATGGACTGGCCATTAGATAGCGCCTCCTCCAATAAAGGCCTGACGAGGCACAAGCCTCATGGTTGCCTTCTCATGGTCTTCACCAGCTGCTAGGTTAAATTGTTCATCGTAGACCGACTTGAGCATCTGTAAACGGTTTACAAGTTCAGGTTGCTTCATGGCAATGTAGTAAGCCAAGCCGGCCGCTACACATGGCAAGAAACGGAAGTTCATGTCTTGAGTCTGCACACCAGCGCCAGCGTCTTGGATACGGCGCATACGGTAGTAAACAAACTGATAGGTCTGGCTAGAGTCAGGCGTTGGCCACACAGTAAATGCTGGCAGCTGGGGAACGTAAACTGCCGCTCCAATTGTGTGTGCTGCAGCTGTAGTGTTGTTCTGTCCTCTGAATACTCCGCCTAATGAGTTTCCATCAATATAAGCGTAGTAGATGTCTTCTGTTCCAAGGCGGATGTATCCCGCGCCCGCGAGGCCAACAACTGAGTTTAACGTGATTGTTGTATCAGTTGAGTTAATGGTTGCAGCCAAAGTTGAATCTGTTGGGTTTGTTTCACCAGATAGGCGTTGAATCCACACTTGAATTGGGCGGCCTTGGGCTAGCTTATTTGGGATAGTGGCGTAGGTTGATACGCTAATACGAGTAATGCTCAAGTCAGCCTGAGTATTTACTGAGTTAGCCCCTGTACGAATGACATGATCTAGCAGATCAATCGTATCTGTGGGCAGGGCATAAGTACTTAATCCGGGCGTCAGGGTTATTGTTCCCTGCTCAATCGTCCACATGTTTAAGCCACGGTTAGCCCACTCAATAGTCATTAGGTTCATGGAACGACGAGCTGTACGCAAGTCGTATCCACTTCGCATCTCACGGCCCGCGCGCTCCCACGCCTCCTCGGCAAGCTCCGAGAAGTCCATGTTAAATACGGAAGAACCTGTAGTACTCATCTTTTATTTCTTCGCGGTTTTAGCAGAGTTAATGAATGCTTGCGCTGTAGGAGCACCCTTGCTGCCAACTTTACGCATTTTCTCACCAGAGCCTTTGGCAATACGTTTTTTCTTGGCGTTGATGTTGGCATACAAACCAACCTTGCCGCCTTCAGCGTATTGCGTGAAGTCAGTGTCATCCCTACGGGCCTTTTTAACTCCCGTAGGCATTTTGCTGGCGCTAATAGCACCCATGCCACGGCTAGGTCGCATTAGACTTTTCCTCCGCCGCACATAATCATTTTGCCGCGAGTCTTACCACGCTGGGCAATACCATCACCACGGCTAGAAGCAGTGCCACCTTTAGCCATTTTCTTGACTACCTTTGGCGCTGGTTTTGGTGCTGGTTCTTTTTCAACCCTAATACC